AAGCGGATTTATCAAATGAAGTGAAGCAAATGTTGCCTGATGTGCAGTCTTGGGTTGAGTCGGCTAAAAAGACTTTAGCTTCCAAAAGTGAACCAGCAATCGCGCCAGGGGATCAATGCAATCATCCCCAATTGGCGGACGTGGTAGCAAAGAGTAAACGCTGGTTCTACCAAATCTTCCCAGGTGCCAAGTTCAATGAATCCGATTACGTCTGGAAATGGCCTACAGGAGAGATGCTGTACTTTCGGTATGGGGCTCATGAAGGGGACTACTGGAATTACCATGGACACGAATACCCCTGGTTGGGATTCGAGGAGCTGACTAATTGGCGCAACCTCTCTTTTTACGAGGCCATGCATTCCACCTGCCGGTCATCCCGCCCCGGAATGCCTCGCATGGTTCGCGCCACCTGTAATCCATTCGGAATAGGCCATGCATCGGTAAAAGAAAGATTTCAAATTGGCAGTGTTCCGGCGGGGAAGATTATTCGGCAGGAAGGCTCACTGCCCAGAGTGCGTATTCATTCAACGATTTATGAGAACACCCATCTTCTTAAAAATGATCCCAATTACCTGATGAGCCTGGAATCGCTCAGCGATCCCAATCGGCGCAGGGCATGGTTGGAAGGCGATTGGGATATCCATGTAGGAAGTTTCTTAGAGGGCGTATGGCAACCCTCCAAACATATCATTGAGCCATTTGCCATACCACCAAGCTGGAAGGTATGGCGCTCAATGGATTGGGGCTATGCCAGGCCGTACGCGATCTATTGGTTTGCCTTATCGAATGATGGGGTCTATTACCTTTGGCGAGAACTCTATGGATATGGCGATAAAGAAAATACCGGGACCCGAGAAGATGCCACGGTAGTAGCGGACAAAATTAAAAAGATTGAAACCCATGATGAGCGCCTCGGATACGAGTACCGCCTCAACTTAGCCGACCCATCGATCTTTTCTAAAATTGGGGCAGAGCGATCCATCGGACAAATCTTTAGGGACAAAGGTGTTAAATGGACCGAAGCCTATAACGCCCCTAGAAGCAGGGTAAACGGCGCGCAAGAAATCATTCGTCTTTTGGCAGAAGAAAGACTCAAAGTCTTTAGCACCTGCAAACACTGGCTGCGTACCATTCCACAACTACCGCCAGATTCACTTAACCCAGAAGATGTTGATACAGATGCAGAAGATCATGCTTGGGATGCCACGAGGTATGGCGTAATGCGGGCAAGGCGGATTGAGTAGGGTTAATAAGCGTTTAAAACATTTCATGATTGAAAGAGCGCGCCATAAAAGATAAATCCCAGATAAGTCCAGCAACAAGAGTATCTGCATCTATAAATTGGGTATGCCTACCCAAGACTCCAAAGCCTTGCAACAAAAGTGGATCGCACGCATTACTCATGCACGTGCCCACTGGGGAGCCTTTCATAAGCGGGTAAGACATAACCGCAATACGGTAGCGGGTTTTAACTGGAATGCCGATCCCACAAGCAAAGACTTCTATAGCCTAAGGGCCAATCTCATTCATGGAACGATCTCAGCAGTATTGCCCAATGTCTATGCCCGCAACCCCGAGATCTCGACCACGCCAACCCATAGCGGCGCCGACATCAAACTCTTTTGTAAAACCCTCGAAAAAGTCACTAACAAAGCCCTGGAAAATGCTCAGCTCAAGAACCGGGCTAAATCCACTGTACGAGCGGCATTAACTTGTAGCTATGGCGTACTCAAAGTCATGTATCAGCGAGACCCCTCTAAAGACGGATACATCCAGGGCCGCATCAATGATGCTCAAGAGAATCTACTGGCTATCGATGCCCTGACAGAAGATCTCCAAGATGAGCATCAAAAAGTACACCATGAGACCAAAAGAGCCGAACTCACAGAACTCATTCAATCCCTCAAGGAGCAAACGGAAGTCCAATGTGCTGAAGGGCTGGTGATCGACAGAATACTGACCGAGAACCTCCTGATTGATCCATCGGTCTGTGAGTTTTGGGATTACACCGATGCCGATTGGATCTGTCAGATCATTCCGATGAAACGTGGCCAAGCTCAAGCCCTCTATAAAAAGAACCTCGCAAACGCCAAGATCTACCAAGCTAGTGCTGGCGAACCCTCCCACCAAAAATCCAAACGCCTAGCCTCACTAGAGCTAGATGCCCCCTTAGCACCAGTTAGTGATGATCAGCAAATTGCCATATTAGAGATCTGGGATAGAACTACTCAACGTGTCTACACCATGGCCGAAGGTACCCCAGAATGGCTACGTGAACCGTATTCCCCTCCAAAGGCGGGGGAGCGCTGGTACCCTTTCTTCTTACTACCTTACCAAGTAGTCGATGGCCAATTTATCGGCCCCAGCCTAGTCGATCTCACAGAGCGCCTGCAAGACGAACACAACGAAGCCAGAGATCGCTTTAATCAGCATCGCGATCTGTGTATTCCCGGATGGGTAGCTTCGGCTGACATTAACGAGAAGACCATCAAAAAGCATGTAGATGCCCGCTTTGGAGAAATCACCATTGTTGATACCGAAGGTAAACCCCTTAACCAAGTCATTATTCCCAGAGGTCATCCCAAGATCGATCCGATCGTCTATGACACCAGTGCCGTCAGAAGCGACTGGGAACAAGTCACCGGCTTGCAAGATGCAGCACGCTCGACCGTAGTCAGACCCAAGACGGCAACCGAAGCATCGATCATGCAAAGAGCCCTATCAGGACGCGTATTTGAATTTAAAGACCAGATAGAAGATTGGCTGCAAGAGATAGCCCAATACAGCGCTCAGATACTTCTGCAAGAGCTAACTGAAGATCAGGTCAAACGCTATATGGGCGTACCAGACTCACTCACTCAGGATAGCAACAAGCCTTTAGATGAGAAGTCCTACCACTGGCCAGATTTCACAAAAGAAAATATTTACGACATGGTGGATCTCAGAATCAGGGCAGGTACGACTAGCACGCCCGACAGCATCGAGAGTAAAGAAGGGTGGTTAAAGCTACTGCCAATGATTACCCATTTGTCCATTCAAATGCAAAACCTCCAAGCCAGAGGAATGGACTACGGGCATATCCGTAATCTCCTACGGGAGACTGTCTTGCGGTATGACGACCGAATCGATTCAAATCAATTTATGCCGAATATAGAGCGGCAACCCGAGGGGTATGTGGATTTCGCTAATGACATGCACACCGCCAGACCATGGGAAATGAGAAGTGAAAAACAACACGAATATCACAAACAGCAGCAACAGCAACAGCAACAGCAACAGCAACATCAATATTTAATGGGAGAAGAAGTAGATGACTGACGTAGTGAAAAATTTTAGCTCTGGGGTATTAAGCAATGGTGGCTCTATCCAGAAAGTTGAAGAACGAGAAGCGCGCAAGGAGCACGAACGCCTTCATGGGCAAGAGTTATCCGAGAAAGACGCATTCAAAAAACCCACAAAAGAAGATCCACATCAAAGGCTTGAAGGCTTTAGAGCGCAAAGAATGCAAGGTGTTTTAGGAAAGGTTACTGTCGAAGAATCGGTGGAAAAAAATGCTAAGCAAGAAACCAAGCAAGTACCTAAGCAAGAGCAGCCCCCTAAAGAAAGGTCTCATAAGGCCGAACGCAAGAGCCAAACTACAGGGCTTCTTGATAGTCTGAGCAAAGGAAAAGAGATGCTTCAGCCCAAGGCTGAAAGCTTCAGTCTCAGTACAGGTGATGGCGAAGTTCTTGTCCCACCAGAAATCCCAAGCTTCAGTGTCAAACCACAGTCAGCACCTCTAGTGGCCCGTAACATTGAGCCGCTATTGCCGCCTCCTGCCGTATTAACAGTTGAGCAGTTGCCACAGACGCCCGTGCAAGCCGAAAGCGGTAAAGAGTTACTCGAGCGCGTTCTCAATGGAAATGAAAAGGATCTAGAAGGGCAGCTTGACGCTGAAGGTGGGCCAGCATCGGCACCAGTAGCACCCACCCGAAGCGAGAGTAGATTTCAGAAGATCATCAATGCCAACCGTGAGCTTGCAAAAGAGAATGACTCCCTAAAGCTAAAGGTTGAGAGTCTGTTGGATAAGCTGCATGGTCAAGACTTGGAGAATGAGCTTGTAGATAACACGATGGCCTCCTTGGATCGCGCCAAAAAAGAAAGCTGGTATGAGAATCGTGAGGCAGACGATCTAAAGAGCAATTCCTTTAGCGTAGTAAAAGAAGCCAGAAAAGAAATCCTGAACTACCTATCTACGCGTAAAGGCGAAGCAGATCACAGCATGAAGTCACCGGTATTGCTCAAGTACTCACAAGACCCGTTCTACATGAACCTCTTTGTCAGAAACCTGGAGCTCTCACAATGGTGGCCTACGATTGATGCTATTTACAACGCGATTGAAGTTCCGGCATTCGAATGGTCAAAAGTAGAGACTACAAAGCCTAAACCGCAGATGCAACCCCAACCCATTAGGGCGCGTACCGCCACCCTAGGAAAGCCTCTTGCGAATTCAGAAGAGCCTATAGATCGGATTGCACAACACCTTGGGAACATGGGGATTTAATTTCAAGCAAAGGCAGTTATTTAAAAATAATTGCCTTTTCATTCCATGAATTGCACTCCACTTTTATAAATAATATGCACCTATTCACTTTTTGCACTTATTGCGTTTAGTAGCATCTTAAGTGCCAAGTCAGGTAATTCGTTGAAGCAAGCGTCGCATAACGCTACTCCTGCCTATTGGTGATATCGATACTCCTGAGTCTTTCCACCATACCCATAGCTAGCAGCCCTGACATCCTGAACGTAGATAT